CACTTGATAATCGCAAAGCAAATGGATGTGATGCGGATACACCACTTACATTAAAGTAGTATAATTGTCCTCTCACCACTGTGATAGTCGGAAACGATCCAGTGTAATTAGCAATATTATAATTAAATCCTGAGCTTGTTACTGTAAATAACCCGCCACCTTCTAGACCACTGGTGCCACTACTACCGCTTGTACCATTTTGACCACTGCTACCACTGGTACCGTGACTACCGCTGCTACCACTTGTTCCACTTGATCCACTGGTACCACTAGTACCACTTGAACCACTACTACCACTTGAACCACCACTACCACTTGAACCACTACTACCACTTGTACCACTACTACCGCTTGTACCATCACTACCGCTTGTACCACTACTTCCACTTGAACCAGCTGTTCCCGCAGTGCCAGACGTACCAGATGTACCGTATTGGTTTACTATATTTATAGTTCCAATCATACCTGAATGTATGACGCATTGATAAACTATACTATTAGGCGCATCGTTGGGTACTCTGTAAATTATTAAAGTACTTGTATTTGCTAAGCCATTTACAGGATCATTATTGGTTGTTCCTGGCACAGCACTTGTATTACCACTTGACAATCTCAGAGCGAACGGATGTGATGCGGATACACCACTTACATTAAAATAATATAATTGTCCTCTTACTAATGTGATAGTTGGAAACGATCCAGTGTAATTAGCAATATTATAATTAAACCCCGTGCTTGTTACTGTAAACAACCCACCGCCTTCTAGACCACTGGTGCCACTACTACCACTTGTGCCACTACTACCACTGGTACCATCACTACCACTGGTGCCACTTGTACCACTTGATCCAGTTAATCCACTGGTGCCGGCCGTTGCGGATGTACCGCTAGTACCACTAGTACCACTTGATCCACTGGTTCCACTGGATCCACTTGTTCCGCTAGTACCACTGGTTCCACTAGTACCACTAGTTCCGCTACTACCAGCTGTACCCGAAGTGCCTGATGTACCGCTTGTGGTTGGATTTAAAGCATAACTTGCGGTTATAGCCCAACTTGCGGTTATTGGGTATCTACTACCTGTATATAATTTGGTGCCACCGTTTATAGCCCAACTGGCAGTTATAGGATAAGTGCTACCAGTATATAATTTAGTACCACCATTGAGAGCCCAACTGGATGTTATTGGGTATGTGCTACCGGTATATATTTTGGTACCACCATTTAGTGCATAACTAGCGGTTGTGGCTCTATATGCGTAACTGGATGATCTGGCTACAAGTGCGTAACTGGCTGTTTTTGCGTAACTAGAACTTAATGCTTTTTTGGCAAAACTAGCAGTTATGCTGGGCGAAGAAAAAAGAGTGCTAATATTGAGTTTTTTACTTGATCCGGAAAAAAAGCTACTTGTATCGCTTACATCAATTACATACAGCAGATCATTAATAGACGCTGTAAATAATTGTGGTAGATCTGTTATTCTCATTCTTTAATAAATATTAAAACACTGTTATATATCTATACTAAATCCGTATTCATCTACCAATGATCCGCCAGTCTCTAGTACAGCTTCTACCCAATCACTTGAAGTAGCGCTTATTTTTCTTTCATTATTGGAACAATTGAGTATTACAGGCAATTTCCAATTGGAACTTGTATCATATTGATATATCGGCCAGTTTTTTGTAACAAAACTAGATCTATAAGGTGTATTATAATCATAATTAGTGATATATAAACCAGGATTAGAATTACCTATTACTTTAAATTCTAAATCTTGTCCGTAATTTAATATACTTTGTGTTAAATTACCCCCATACATATAGTAAATGATATTTACTTGATTTACATAGTTTGTGGGTGAATCACTATTAAATGTGACAGCTGAAGCGGTACTATATGGTCTAAATGTAATATTTGAACCCAATACAGTGTCAATAAAATTAAATGCATATGATATTTGTTTAAATGACCCAGATATTTTTGTTCTATTATTTGCATCAAGTTCACTTCTTAATGATGATAATCTATTGTTTTCACTAACATTAATTTCAAATGTCGTATCATCATATTTCAATGATTTTAAGTTTGATGTTTGATTTACCAACTTTGAATTGGACTCATCTTCATATACCAATTTTCTTAAACTATCTGAGTTATTAACCAATATACCATATTCACCCAATGAATACTTTAAATTATTTAATGCCATATTGTATGTCATACTATTGGCATATGGCCCTTGCAACATACTCAAATTGGTCAATACACTACTATTTTGAGTGACCATCTTTATATACTCATTGGGTATAGACGTTATAGAATTTAAAGATGTGGCAAATGAAACATTGGCGCCATAATCAGCCGTTTTTAATAATAAACTGTTTAAACCATTAGTTTGGGCAATTACATCATTCTGAAACAACGTATAATTTAAAGTACCAAATTTTATATCTTCATTTATGATATCAGGTTGAATCAAATTATGATTCAAACTACTCAAACCATTATTTACAATTGAACTATCCCCAAAATTAACATACGTACTTAATCTATTAAAAGATACAGAGTTGCTGGATATATCAGGAAAATATACGTAATTGATTAAACCACTTATATTACTTGTAATAATTGACGCGTCACTATAATCAACATAATATTGCGAACCCAATAGGGATACTGCGGTTTGAGATGCGTCACTATAATTAACATAATATTGCGAACCTAATACCGTTTCTGCGGTTTGTGATACATCATAAAAGTCCACATAATACTGTGAGCCTAATACTGTTTCTGCGGTTTGCGATGCATCATAAAAGTCCACATAATACTGTGAGCCTAATACTGTTTCTGCGGTTTGCGATGCATCATAAAAGTCCACATAATACTGTGAGCCTAATACCGTTTCTGCGGTTTGCGATGCATCATAAAAGTCCACATAATACTGTGAGCCTAATACCGTTTCTGCGGTTTGTGATGCGTCATAAAAGTCCACATAATACTGTGAGCCTAATACCGTTTCTGCGGTTTGTGATGCGTCATAAAAGTCCACATAATACTGTGAACCTAATACTGTTTCTGCGGTTTGTGATGCATCATAAAAGTCCACATAATACTGCGAACCTAATACGGTTAGTGCGGTTTGCGATGCATTATAAAAGTCCACATAATATTGTGAGCCTAGTACTGTTAGTGCAATTTGAGATGCATCATATAAATTTACATAATATTGTGAGCCTAATACTGTTACTGCGGTTTGTGATGCGTCATATAAATTTACATAATAAGATGAACCCACTGTGGATACTGCGGTTTGTGACGCATCATATACATTTGTATAATAAGATGATCCTAACAGCTGTGAATTGTTACTTCCTATATCAACTTGAGATGATAAGTGTGTTGTGCTATATAAGTTGGTACTGTTAATTGCCTTATCAATTTCAGATTGATAATTTGTAATACTGTTAAGTGATATGTTTGTATTACCAGCATCTGATGAAACGGTATAATAACTTGATCCATTTAATGTTATATTGGATATTATTTGATCTGTTAGATTTTGGTAGTGATTGACATTATTTAGTGTATTGTATGTAGAACCCGCGCTTAATAGTGGAGTATCGTATATAGTACCATTTAATGCTATATTTTGATTACCCGCATTAATTTTTACATCAATCAATTTAACATTAGAAATATTGATTGAATTAACAGCACGATCAGCTTCAAGTTTTAAGCTTAGATTATTTAAGCTGGGTAATATTGTAGATGATTCTACAGTTACGGCTGTATAAGTTACACTGTTCAGTGATTGTGCATAATCAATTTTATCTCCTATTGATGATGGGGTAGAAACACCATTGAGAGAATTGTATAATGTAGCTGGATTATATAATGGAATAACATTAGCAGAACGCAATGTTATATTGTTGGTAGATGATTCAGAGTCTAATTTGTTAAGAGCCGAATTGAGTGTAAGATTTAGACTTGCACTTTCTACTATTTTAACTCTGAAAATGAGATTGCGTCTATTTAATGAAAGAGGTGTACCCAAATACTTTCTGGTGAGAAAGACTGGGTAGATCGGATTAAATAGAAACGACGATGAATTTGTAGCTCTAAATATCATTGGTTTATATACATATTACAAACCAATTGGATAAATATGTTAGAATGGAGGATTAGGATCTGTCCATTCAGGTGTAGCCAGTATATCTAATATTTCTGGATATGTGTATGGACCTTCTTTGGTGGTCATTTCGTTGAAGAATTCAGGTGTTGTGCCATCCCATTTACAAAATGTTTTGGTTTGATCCACGCTTTTTCGCACAGTATCAATTGAAGTCTCTTCTACTTTAGTGAAATCTACAAGATTCAATTCACTTACATTGAATATCATAAATTCTCTATCCTCGTATATTGTTACATTTGTTTCACTCATAAATTTTATAATCCAAATCTGTATTTAGTTACGTTGTAATTTTGTAATACTTCAGTAGCACTTAATGCTCTATTATATATTTTTACGATTGGTATTCTACCTGGTATATTATACAAATTACCGTCAGATCTTCTAGCTATATTATATGTTGTAAAAGTCTTATCTGCAACCGACGTTGAATAACTAAGAACTCCATTTGTATAAAAATTGTGAGTTCCTGGTCCACCACCATACATATGTGACATTGTTAAATAATACCAAGTATTAGCTGTTATAGCTGTGTTCGAATTAGAAAAAACTGCAGATCCGTCATAATACCACCATCTGTTTTGAGTAGTAGCATCTAAATATCCTCCAAAGCCGATTCCTGTTATTGGAGATGTTGCGCCAGAAAAAGGATAATAAACTACTTTAGTACTTATATCTGTTTGATAAATCCAAAAAGAAACAGTCCAACTATTAGAAGAAGCAACTGTACCCGTAACATAATCATCAGTACCATCAAATACAATACTACCCATATTACCAGCGTTAAATGTGGGACCATTAGTAAGAGTGCCTGTATTGTTATTGCCGCTTAAATCACGCCAAGTGGTACCTGTGCCTTTATAACTGTTTTTATCAGCAGCATCTAGTGCTAATACCAAACCGCTTGTTACAATTTTTGGACCTCTGGCTATTCCCATATACAGTATAATTATAAACCGAATCTTGTTTTAGTAGCATTATAGTTATTCAATATTTCAGTAGCACTTAATGCTCTATTGTAAATTCCCACTGAAGAAATATTTCCTTTAAAATATCTTGCGCTAGAAAAACCATTACCAATTGCAATAGCAGGTAATGTTGTTGCCCAATAAGTGTGAGAACTATTAAATTTTAAATCTCCATTTAGATAACCAATTGCTTTATTTGTAACAGTATTCCATACTAAAACAACATTATACCAACTATTAACAGTCAATATAGCGATTGGAGAATAACTAAAGTTTGTAAATGTCCCCGCATCATTTCCGATAGCAACACTAAAACCACTACCATATGGAGTTGCACTAGTGTATTGTTCAAATCTTATACCCACATTACCCCCATTATAATTAGTAGTAAACGGATTTCTGTAATCTTCCACAGCAGTAGAATACATCCAATATGATATTGTTCCTTGAGAATAAAATGATCCAAGATTTCCACCGGCCACATAATCATCTATACCATCAAATACAATACAACCACTATTCGCTCCACTAAACGATGGACCATTGGTTAATGTGCCTGTGTTATTATTACCGCTTAAATCTTTCCAAGTAGTGCCACTGCCTTTATAACTAAGTTTATCAGCTGCATCTAGTGATAAAACACATCCGCTTGTAATTATTTTGGGTCCTGATATACCTGACATATATACTATAATTATAAACCAAATCTAGATTTAACAGCATTATAGTTCTGCAATATTTCAGCGACGGTTAATTCTCTATTATCGTATATTCTAGCTAATGCCATTCTGCCATTAAACCAATTGTAAAATTGAGAAACCTGAGCAAAATATAATACTCCCAATCTTAAATTTCCGGACACTGATAATGATGTAGCGCCGGTGTAAGTAGAACCTTCTTGGTTACCATTTAAATATAATTTATATGAAGATGGTCTACCAACCAACGTGATTTGATACCAAGTATTAGTCAGAATTGTAGTTGTACCACCTATATCCAAATCGTCACCAGATAACCCAACATAAAGTTTGCCTGAAAACAAACCAACAATCCATCCGGTGGTTTGTGTATACCATGTATTTATTAAAGTTGTAGTAGTAGCTACAGAAGAAAAATTTACCCAAATTTCAACTGTAAAAACGCCTGTACTAAAATTAAATTGTGGATTGTATGGTATATCAACATAATCATTTGTACCATCAAATAATATACTACCCATATTACCCGCGCTAAACGTAGGACCATTGGTTAATGTGCCTGTGTTATTATTGCCGCTCAAATCACGCCAAGTGGTACCTGTGCGAGGATAGCTTAGGCGTTCAGCTGCATCTAATGCTAATACCAAACCGCTTGTGACTATTCGTGGGCTATAGTACATAAATTATGATTCGTTTAATATATTGGGCCAAACATTTTTAAGTTCTTGTGTATTGGTTATAGTGGATAAATCGGTGGTTGTAACATCTCGTAGTGTTTGTTTTTGTGCTGCGATTTGTTGTTGTTTGGTTGTGTCTCCGGTTTCAACAGCACGCATAAATTCTGTATCTAATTTTTCCAAGATAGGTTTTCTTGCGGTTCTCCATCTATTTTTTTGTATTTCTTTGGCTTTATCAAGATTTATTGTTATCATATGATATTATAGTGTATCTGTTGGATATTCCCAGGCGTTTCTGAAGGTTCTATCTGTTGGTATATCGTCTACTGGCACAATTTTATATGATGTTCCTGATGGTACATCTTTTGCAGCAATTCTTGTGATAAATTCGTCATAAGTTTCATCTGCATTTTTTGCATTTATTGATGGTATTATTATAGCAACTCCACCATTTTCCGTTGGGTATATTATTCGTTTTTCATTCATACAGTTATATATAGTTAATTTCAATTTCTAAATACAATTACAGAAACTACTCCTTTATCTGTAGTGACTCCGTTTTCTGTGCAATATATCTGTACTTTAGAAGTTGTATGTGAATTTACATTTACACCATAATTAGTATTTACTGTTTGATTACTTGTAGATGCTACTACAGTGGGAATTGTAGATAAAGTAGAAGAAAAATTTACATCATAAGTACCAGTTCCTAAATCTGTTATGCTGCTTACACTATAACTATCTCTTATAGATACAGTACCTATTCCATCAAAGTTGACCCAAGCTTTTGCTAATTGTGCGCCATTTATACCACCTGTTCCTATTGCAAATCCTGTTGCATTACTATTAACCACTACATTACTATTTGCATCACCTGTACTATCTAAAAATTGCGTGGTAGATGGCGTAAAATTACCAGTATACCTAGCTATACCTTTTGTAATTCGCAATTCATCTATATAACCCCCTTTGAAATAATACGTTCCTTCATATCTTCCAATTTCTAATGGACCTACTCCTGCTGGAAATGTAGCGGCGGATGTAAATGTAGAAATTTGAATTCCGTTTTGAAATGTTCTGAAAGTATTACCTTGTCTTGTTACTGCATAGTGTGTCCAAACATTGGTTGTTATAGTACCCATACTTACATTGCTTGCAATATCCCAACTGCTTCCATTTGAACTCATATACATTACAATCGCCGACGAGACCGAAGAATCATACCACCCAATCAAATATGGTGCGTAACTATTTGAATGTCTAGATAAAATAGGACTTAATGTACTGGACAATGTTCTATATTCCCAATATTCAATTGTAAAATCTCCAGCGCCAAAATCAAATGCAGAATTATTTGTTACTGAAACATAATCATTTGTACCATCTAAAAGTAAACTAGTTCCACCAAATTTGCTTTGAGCAGTGCTTATGGCAGCACCATTTGTAGCGGTAACAGTTATGTTATTTTTGCTATTATCTGTCATAGTGGTACTACCATTTGTACCATTAAAATGCATCAATAAGCTGGTTTGTGGATAATAAACATCACCTGTTGTGGTTCCAACAGGTACTGCGATTTGTGATAAAAAAGGTTTGGTTGCCATAAAATTTTAATTACTAAATACTGTTACAGAAACTTCTGATTTATCTGTGTTTATTCCATTTTCTATACATCGTAGGTTTACATTAGAAGTTGTACCAGTATTTACATTTACACCAGAATTAGTGTTTACTATTTCATTACTCGTAGATGCTACTACAGATGGAATTGTAGATAAAGCAGTACTATAGTTAACTGTGTAATTACCAGTTCCGTTATCTGTTATGCTGCTTACATTGTAACTACTTACGATAGCTACAGTGCCTGTTCCGTTAAAGTTGACCCAAGCTTTTGCTAATTGTGAACTAAAATAACCAGCGGTACCAATACTAACACCTGTAGCAGTACTATTTACCACCAACGCTTTACCTACATCACCACCTGTATTAGAAAACGCAGTTGTTGATGGCGTAAAATTACCAGTATACCTAGCATACCCATTCGTTATTCGCAATTCATCTATATATCCATTAAAATATACATAGCCTGTACCACTCACTACAAGTACACCTAAATAAAGTGCAGAAGTAGAAGATAATGCTGTTGCGCCTGTATATGTAGAACCCTCTTGTATACCGTTGACAAACAATTTATATGATCCAGGTGTACCGGATACTGCAATGTGATACCAAGTATTAGTTGAAATTGTTGTGGTACCTGTAATATCAAGTCCATCGCCAGTAAAACCGACTACTATTTTACCTAAATATAAGTCAACAAACCAACCATTTGTACTATTTTGATATGTACTTACTAAGAACCTTTCTCCTGTAACAGACGAAAAATATACCCAGAATTCAACGGTGAATGTTCCTGATGCAAAATTAAATTCCGTATTATTTGGAATAGAAACATAATCATTTGTACCGTCAAAAAATACACTACTACCACCAAATTTGCTTTGTGCTGTACTAATTACAGCACCATTTGTAGCGGTAACAGTTAAATTATTTTTGCTATTGTCTGTTATAGTGGTGCTACCATTTGTACCGTCAAAATGTAACAATGCAGCAACTTGTGGATAATAAGCATCACCTGTGGTTGTGCCTGTCAATACTATATTAGCTAAATTAACATCACTACTATTTGTAGCAGCTACTAAATATCTAGCATTAATTTTACTACCCGACGGATAACTTTCTGTAAATGTAACACTACTAGCACTTACTGTATAATCTGTAATAGGCGTTTGTATAACACCATTTACACTCATCAACACATCACTCGGGGAAACTATGCTTCTACTCAATACATACAAATTACTACCACTAACATACTTCATCGTCTGATTAACCAACGCAGTACCACCATTTAACGCATAACTAGCCGTAATAGCTCTTCTTGAAAAACTGCTCGTTATAGGATAAGTACTTCCTGTTCTTAATGTACTACCACCACCAGAACCACCATTTAACGCATAACTAGCAGTTAAAGATAATAATGAATAACTGCTCGTTACACTCACCTTAGTATAATCAAGCACATTCACATACACCCTATTCACACTGCCACTCAATGATCCACTACCAACTATAGGCTGATTTGGATATGTAAGTCTTGTTAGTTTAAGTGAACTATCACTCAACTTCTGCACACCATAATCCACATATTTATCATCAATACCACCAACCAATCCCACATACTTTGTAAGCACTTGATTTCTTGAATTTGGAAATGGTGCATTTGGCGGTGTAAAATTACTGGTGTATCTGGCTACGCCTTTTGTTACACGAAGTTCATCCATATAACCAGCAAAATTTAAAGTATTAATTTTGCTCGATCCAACATAAATTGCGGTTGAAGTATAATTTGTACTATCACTTACTGTTGATCCAACTTGCGTTCCATTAATGAATATTCTATTATTGCCAGACTGTCTGGTCCAGACTACATAGTTCCAACTATTTAATGTTAATGTTCCAGAAGGCGCAATCAATTCTGTTCCGCCTTTCCACAAATTTAATTGATTATTATAACTATATAATGTCCATCCGCCAACTGAACTATATACATTGTCGCCTACTATTACTTTATACGCACCAACAGATGATACCGTTTGATATATCCATAGTTCAACTGTTAAATCATTTGTACCAAATGTAAGCACCGATGTGGTGGGTGTAACTAAATAATCACCTGTTCCATCAAAATATGCACTTGCTCCTCCAAATTTATATTGTGAAGTACTTAAACTAACATCTCCACTTGAAGTAATGGCGAAATTATTTCTGCTATTATCAATAAATCTACCTGCTGCATTCAAACTATCAAAGTGGCACAATAAGCTAGAACTGTTATAATATTGATCCAATGTCGCAGCATCCCATTCTTCCACCACACTTACATCCCACTTGTTGCTACTTAAACTTAGTCCAGTTATGGTGTTTGTGCTGCCTGAAGTTACATTGGTCCAAAGCGTTTGTTTCGCAATACTGCCTGTTTGCACCGTTGCGGTACCACTTACACCACTTGATCCACTAGTACCTTGTGTGCCTGCTGCACCTGCTCCACTGGTACCACTTGACCCCGGTGCACCAGTTGCACCGCTTGTTCCACTTGTACCGCTACTGCCAGCAGTACCACTTGATCCGTTAGATCCACTTGTACCGCTACTGCCAGCAGTACCACTTGATCCGCTAGTACCACTTTGTCCACTACTTCCTGATGTGCCAGAAGCACCGCTAGATCCACTTGTTCCACTTACACCACTTGTGCCTGATGAACCAGCTGCGCCTCCCAATACATAACTCGCTGTTAGTGCTCTACGAGCATAACTGCCTGTACCACTAAAGGATCCTGTGAATGAACCTGAGTTTATTAGATATGGTCGTATTTTAAGCAATGGCATAAATTAGTTATTTATTTGTTGATAATACCCAAGATTTTGTAGTTTCATCCCAACTATACAATTGATTGTCATTTGGATATGAAACAGGAGCTTCCCATATACAACTTCCTTCGTTTAATATCCAACTCGGATATGGTTTGGGTGCTATAAACGCGTCTCTAATTGGATCGTAAGTAAATCCTAAACCAGCGTAATTTTTACGAAAAGAAATTCCTCCATTTTTATGTACGCCACCTATTGTATTGTAACTAGTGCGTTTACATAATTGTCCACGAATATCCCCATAATATCTTTCCCAGTCAAAATTACTTTCGTCTTTACCAACAATAACTTCTGTAACTATATAGTTTTCATTTAAAAATGCGTAATGTGCCATATTATTTATTTTTTATTATGTAAATGTTACTGTTCCTGTGCCTGCTGTTATGATATATATTTTATATCCTGATACGGATGTTGACAATAAACTTGTTAAACCGACACTAAATGATGCAGTTCTTAAATTTGATATTTTTATAATAACTATTCCTGATCCACCCGACGCACCTGCTGCTGGTGTATTGGGGGACTCGTTTCTCGCACCACCACCACCACCGCCTCCTTTATTAGCTGCGCCCGTAGTAGCATTACCGCCCGGTGCGGTATAAACACTATTTTTTCCGCCGCCGTCACCACCGCCGCCTAAGCCGCCGGTACCTCCAATAGCAACAGTTGCTCCTACTCCTAAACCGCCTGCAGCGCCGCCACCCGCATAGTATGTTGCGGACCCAGTAATACTGGATTGTAATCCTATGCCACCATTTCCACCTTGGTAGGTACCTACTCCACCGGCTCCGCCAACTGCACCGGCTCCACCGCCACCACCCGATCCATTTTCACAACCACTACAATTAGCACTATTGCCGTTGTTACCTTGACCCGCAGTGCCGGCGCCGGCACTTGTAGTACGATATCCTGAACCACCACCTGATCCGCCACTTGACCCTATCACACCACCACCGCCTATAGCACCCCCACCACCGCCTATAGCAGTATTAGTATGAAACACTGAATTGCTACCATTTAATCCGGAAGCATTCGTTCCGCCGGCATTACCTCCAGCACCAACTGTAACAGTATACGGTGTATTCACAGATAATGTTAAACCACTACCTGTAAGCATACCGCCGGCACCGCCACCGCCACCGCCGGTATAACCTCCTGCAATCGATCCGCCACCGCCGCCGCCACCACCAGCAACGACTAAATATTCAACAACAATTGATATCGCAGTATTTGTTGAATTATATCTTGATGTGCTTAATGTTTTAGTATCCATATTAACTTATTTCTGTACCGAATAGATTAAATGATTGACTTATAGATGAAGCATATACTTTCACTTTATCATATTGTCCCAACGTCATACCTATAGTTAAAGAAATACTGTCATTGGCAGGTATAACTGTATTGTATGCCAAATAATTTTTAGCTTGCAACGTTGAACCAGATGGAACTACAGACAATCTAAATGTACCATTATTCGTAGACAAATTAGCTATATTTAAAGTCGAACATACTGTGGACTTACCCACCGGCACCGTATACAAATCAACACTCGATGTTAAAGCTGGATTAACTTGTCCTAGAATTTTATAAACTGTTGCCATATTCTATATATATTTTTTACACTTTGTTTTACGCCAACAAAAATGGATGAAACGATTCACCAGTTCCACCCCCACTTGAATTTAAAGCATAACTAGCAGTCAAAGTTCTAGTCGCATAACTACTAGTCACACTTACTTTGCTATAATCCAATACATTCACATACACTCTATCCACACTGCTGCTCAATGATCCACTTGGAAACGGCGATGTGGTTTGTGTCATCTTCACCACTTTAAGCGAACTGTCACTCAATTTCTGCACACCATAATCCACACTTCTATCATTTAAACCACCAATCAAACCAACATACTTAGTCGCATATTGCGTAACACCAATACTATTTGGAAATGCTGATGTTTGTGGTGTAAAATTACCAGTATATCTTGCAACACCTTTGGTTATACGAAGTTCATCTATATAACCAGCATAATAACCATATCCATCTTTGGCTGCCCCAATATAAATTGCGGTTAATATATAATTTGTACTGTCACTTACAGTTGTCCCGACTTGCGTCCCATTAATAAAAATTCTATTATTTCCTGACGATCTAGTCCATACTATATGATTCCAACTATTTAATGTTAATGTTCCTGAAGGTGCAATCAATTCTGTTCCAGTTTTCCATAAATTCAATTGATTATTATAACTATATAATTGCCACCCACCAACCGATCCATAAACATTATCGCCTACCAACACTTTATATGCACCAACAGATGATACTGTTTGATATATCCATAGTTCAATAGTAAAATCACCTGTGCCAAATGTAAATGCCGCTGTTGAATTTGTAGATAAATAATCATTTGTTCCATCAAATAATGCACTTGCCCCACCAAATTTACTTTGCACAGTACTAATTGCAGCGCCATTTGTAGCAGTAACTGTTTTTGGCGATGGGCTATTATCGGTGAATGTGGTGCTTCCGTTGCTTCCATCACAATGTAGTAACAAGCTACAGCTATTATAATATTGATCACCCGCTACAATTACAGCGTCCCATTCCTCCTTGATATCTATGCCCCACTTGTTACCGCTTAAATTTAAGCCGGTAATAGTGTTTTGACTACCTGAGATTACGTTGTATAGTATGGTTTGTTTAGCAATACTGCCTGTTGTGACGATTCCACTTCCGCCGTTAATATAACGTATATCAATGATGCTACCATTTTGTGGTGGGGAACTTAAAGTTAAAGTGGTACCACTTACAGTATAATAATTACCACTTCTTCCTTGCAATACACCGTCTACATTTACCAATATTTGATCACGATTAGCTACACTTTGTGATAAAGCATAATTGGTAGTGCTACCATTTCCAATATAAGTTTGACCCAATGATAAAGCCGGTGTGCTACTTGTTCCACTGGTGCCACTAGAACCTGGCGATCCAGTGCCACTTGTACCACTGGTGCCTGTAGCACCACTACTACCGCTTGTACCACTATTACCACTTGATCCACTGCTACCAGCAGTTCCAGAAGCACCACTACTACCACTTGTGCCTGGAGATCCAACTCCACTTGTACCACTGCTACCAGCAGTAGCACTTGTTCCAGATGTTCCACTATTGCCTGATGAACCTGAAGTACCACTACTTCCGCTACTACCACTACTACCGCTACTACCACTTGTTCCATTTGCACCGCTCGTACCACTTGATCCAGCTGCACCGCCCATCACATAACTCGCAGTCAAAGCATTTGTAGCATAACTGCTAGTCACACTTACTTTAGTATAATCAAGCACATTAACATATACCCTATCAACACTGCTGCTCAATGATCCACTTGGAAACGGCGATGTGGTTTGTGTCATCTTCACCACTTTAAGCGAACTGTCACTCAACTTTTGCACACCATAATCCACACTTCTATCATTTAACCCGCCGATTAAACCTACATACTTAGTCGCATATTGTGTTAAACCGACATTATTTGGAAATGCTGATGTTTGTGGTGTAAAATTGCCAGTATATCTAGCTACACCTTTGGTTATTCTTAATTCATCAATATAACCGTTAAGTTTTAAAACACCAGAACTAATAAAAGAACCAATATTTACAACAGTACTACTATTTGCAACTGGCGCTGATGTTGTTGCACCACTGGTTGATTGAACTCCGTTTTGATAAAGTTTAAACGATGTACCGTAACGAACTAAAGCACAATGTGTCCATTGTCCAGTTGGAATTTGTGATTGATGGTTAAACAGTGCAATTCTCGCATCTGATGTAGACCAAATATCACATCCCAAAACATTTATACCAGCATCTGTTGTAGCAAGAATACACCATCTAATTGTTGTAGATGTATCGTTTGTTCTAGTACCGACAAGTGCAGCACTGCCGCCTAACGATGATGGATTAACCCAAAATTCAACCGTAAAATCCCCAGTTCCAAAATCAAAGTCAGCACTGCTCGGTGTATTTAAATAATCATCTGTACCGTCAAATAATGCACTTGCCCCACCAAATTTACTTTGCGCAGTGCTTATAGCCGCACCATTATTTGATGTTACGGTTTTTGGTGATGGGCTATTATCAGTGAATGTGGTGCTTCCATTTGCACCATCACAATGTAATAACAAACTACAACTATTGTAATAAGTATCACCCGCTACAATTACAGCGTCCCATTCTTCCTTGATGTCTACGCCCCACTTGTTACCGCTTAAATTTAAGCCGGTAATAGTATTTTGGCTGCCTGAGATTACATTGTATAATATGGTTTGTTTAGCAATACTGCCTGTTTGCACCGTTGCGGTGCTACTTGTACCACTGGATCCTGCTGTGCCACTTGTGCCTGGAGAACCCACGCCGCTTGTACCGCTACTACCCGCAGTAGCACTTGTTCCACTAGTACCACTTGTTCCATTTGCACCACTTGTTCCACTAGTGCCATTTGCACCACTTGTACCACTTGTACCTGGCGAACCAGCTGCACCACCCAATACATAACTTGCGGTTAGTGCTCTACGAGCATAACTGCCTGTACCACTGAAAGATCCTGTAAAAGATCCTTGGGATATTAAAGATGGTAATATTTTTAGTAATGGCATATTATTCTGAAATTAATTTCCAAGATAGTGTTGTTTCGTCCCAAACATATAATTTTCCGTCATTTGGATATAAAACAGGAGCTTCCCATCTACAAGTTTCTTCGTTTAATATCCAACTTGGATATGGTTTTGGTGCTATAAACGCATCTCTTATTCTGTCATATTTAAATCCAATTCCAGCAAAGTTTTTTCTAAAATTTTGATTGTAACTTGTTTGTATCCATCTAAATGGATCGCCAACAACGCCGCTATTAATAAAGTTTTGATCAGCAACAATAACTTTAGTAACTATACCGTCATTATTTATATAAGCAAAATTAGACATATGTATAAATATTATACAGTGAACACACCACTTGTAAAAAAAGTATGTATTGTATATCCACCCAGTTCTTTTATTGTTCCGCCTGTGGCTTTTGGTGCACCAGCATATCGTATAATTACAATCCCACTACCACCATTTCCACCTTGAGCATCGGAGTAGACTGCGGAGTCTCCGCCGCCGCCACCACCACCTGTATTTACACTTCCCGGCTGTCCAACTGGTCCACCTCCTCCTTGTGGACTTGCTGCACCATTTGAAGCGCCTCCACCACCAGAGTAATATTTTAAACTTCCGGTTAAATATGATCCTTTACCAACTCCTCCTGTTGCATTACTAATACTAGCATTGCCTCCAGCGCCACCGGCACCACCACCACCACCGCCGGCTCTATAAGTTGCGTTATCTGTACCACCTGTACCACCGTTGTTTCCAAATCCCCCATATGGTTGTGAAGGTTGCGATCCTATACCACCAGCCCAGGTGCCAGGTCCGCTGGAAGCTCCGCCGCCGCCTCCAGAACCTCCGGATCGACCAGTTGAAGCGGCGCCGCCGCCACCGCCGCCACCAAGAGATATAATGTTAGATCCGAACGAAGAAGTATTACCATTTGTTCCTGTCCCACCAGGAGAAACTCTGGCTCCACCTGTTCCAACTGTAACAACAAATGATCCTGTTTTGTACACGCTCATAGATCCACTAACAAATCCGCCGGCGCCGCCTCCACCACCACGATTGTCACTTGATCCAGCAGACCCACCTGCACCTCCGCCTGCAACAATTAAATATCCAATTGTATATGCCGAAGCAATGTATGTTATAGCATTTATTTTAAATGTAGAAGCACCGTCAGTATTCATCAAATATATTGGATATGTTCCAATATTTTTTGAAATTACATTTACATTAAGTTTAGTACTATTAACGTATGTAACTACCGACCCAGATGTAGAATCAATAAAAACAGATGCACTAGATTTAAAATTACTACCCGATATAATTATATAATTATTACCTTTCGTAAGATCTACCGCAGAAGCTGTGGTTGGTGTATAACTGCTATTTGTATAAATAATAGATTTAATTTTGGGAATATCTAGTGAATTAACCGAATTTAAAGCATTTGTAGCATAACTGCTCGTTACATTAACCTTTGTATAATCCAATACATTCACATACACTCTATCCACACTGCTGCTCAATGATCCACTTGGAAACGGCGATGTGGTCTGAGTCATCTTCACCACTTTAAGCGAACTGTCACTCAATTTCTGCACACCATAATCCACACTTTTATCATTTAACCCGCCGATTAAACCAACATACTTAGTAGCATATTGCGTTACACCAGCATTATTTGGAAACGCAGTTGTTGATGGGGTAAAATTACCGGTATATCTAGCTACACCATTCGTAATTCGTAATTCATCTATATAACCATTAAATGGTGTAAAATAAGCTTCTCCACCATATCCGATATATGTTGGTTGTGATGTAAAAGTTATATTTGTGTTATTAGTACCTGTTCCAGCAGAGTTACCATTGATATACCAAGTCCAATTCGAACCATTTCTTACGAATGCTAAATGAGTCCAGGTATTAATAGAAACAGCAGATGTTGCGGTTGTATAAAGATCATTGCCGTTTGTAAGATTGTTATAGTGTATACTAGGAGTGCCTGCATTTAGATGAATGACAAATTTAGGATTAACACCTGACCCACCAGAAGTTGCGTAGATTCCATCGATTCCAGATATATTAGTTGGGTATATCCAAGATTCCCAAGTAAAAGAATTTGTACCAAAATTAAAAGCGGAATTATAATTTATCGAAAGATAATCATCTGTACCATCAAAAAATGCACTAGCCCCACCAAATTTACTTTGCGCAGTACTAATTGCAGCTCCATTATTTGCTGTAACTGTTTTTGGTGATGGGCTATTGTCGGTGAATGTAGTACTGTCATTTGTACCATTAAGGTGTAATAATAAACTACAACTATTATAATAAGTATCACCCACTACAGTTACAGCATCCCATTCTTCTTTAATGTCCACACCCCACTTGTTACCGCTCAAATTTAAGCCGGTTATAACATTCTGACTACCTGAGATTACGTTGTATAGTATGGTTTGTTTTGCTAAGCTGCCTGTTTGCACAGTGCCATTTATACCGCTTGTGCCACTTGAACCTTGACCAGCGTTTATAAAACGAACATCAATCAAACCACCACTTTGAACAGCTTCACTCAAAGTTAATGTAGTACCACTCACGGTATAATTGCTACCGGTTCGACTTTGAACCACACCATTGGTTACAACAAGTATTTGATCTCTATTTGCTGCGGTCTGACTTAAAGTATATACAGTTTGACTACCATTGCTTATAAATGTTTGTCCAACCGCAAGTGAAGATCCCCCACCACTAGCATTTAAAGCATAACTAGCAGTTAAAGATCTGCGTGACCAACTGCTTGTTATAGGATATAAACTACCAGTTATTAATGAAGCACCCCCACCACTTGTACCACTTGATCCAGAAGCACCAGTTGCACCGCTAGATCCCGATGAACCAGCTGCTCCACTGCTACCTGAAGTTCCGCTTGTACCACTGCTTCCGCTTGTACCACTGCTTCCGCTTGTACCACTGTTTCCGCTTGTACCACTGCTTCCGCTTGTACCACTGTTTCCAGATGTACCTGATGTACCAGAAGCACCACTTGATCCACTTGATCCACTTGTACCAGAAGCACCACTTGTGCCTGATGATCCAGCTGCACCTCCCATCACATAACTTGCAGTCAAAGCATTGGTAGCATAACTACTAGTCACACTCACCTTTGTGTAATCCAATACATTCACATACACTCTATCCACGCTGCCGCTCAATGATCCACTACCAACCAGTGGCGATGTGGTTTGTGTCATTTTCACCACTTTAAGCGAACTATCATTCAATTTCTGTACGCCGTAATCTACATTACTATCATTTAACCCGCCGATTAAACCAATGTACTTAGTCGCATATTGCGTTACACTAACATTATTTGGAAATTCAGAAGTTTGCGGGGTAAAGTTAGTGGTGTATCTTGCAATTCCTTTTGTTATACGAAGTTCATCTATGTATCCGTTAAGGTATGTTGGATAAGATGCATAGTCAAAATTTGCCCCAATATAAATTTGTTTATTTGCAGAATTTGTGGTTGAACTTTGTGATGCTTCAGAAATACCATTAACATACATAGTTACAACGCCGTTATTACTGACCAATGCCAAGTGATACCACGTTCCGTTTGATACATTAGTTGTCCCAGTAACAATCGCCCCGGCATTTGCAACAGCAAAAGAAAATTTAGTACTTGCGGATCCATGTCTATCAAATAAAACTATTGTACCTGCGTAACTATTATCACTAACAGAAATAATTGTTGGGTACGTGTTTGATCTGCTTATTGCTTGATACCAACACTCAATAGTCCATGTATTTCCTAAAACCTGTATAGAAGATGCTGGTACATACAAATAATCACCACTACCATCAAATAATCCACTCGCTCCACCAAATTTACTTTGAGCAGTACTAATTTGTGAATTGCCATTAGCTGTAACTGTTATATTATTTTTACTATTATCGGTGAATGTGGTACTTCCATTTGCACCATTACAATGTAGTAACAAACTACAACTATTATAATATTGATCCCCAGCTATAATTACAGCGTCCCATTCTTCTTTAATGTCTACACCCCACTTGTTTCCGCTTAAATTTAGGCCTGTAATAGTGTTTTGGCTGCCTGATACTACATTGTACAATATGGTTTGCTTAGCTAAACTACCTGTTTGCAACGTTGCGGTACCACTTACACCGCTTGATCCACTGGTACCTTGTGTGCCTGCTGCACCTGTTCCACTTGTACCACTTGATCCAGGTGTACCAGTTGCACCACTACTACCACTGGTACCAGTTGCACCACTTGACCCACTTGTGCCTGTGGAACCACTACTACCAGCAGTGCCACTGCTGCCTGATGTACCATTTGCACCACTACTTCCTGATGTGCCAGAAGCGCCACTGCTGCCTGATGATCCGTTATTACCGCTTGTACCTGATGATCCGTTATTACCACTTGTACCGCTACTACCCACTCCACCACCTGTTACATAACTTGCACTTAACGCTTTAAGTGCATAACTGGATGTATTTGTATTTGAACCTATTGGTACTGTTACTATACTACTACTGAAGAAATTGAGTTTTGGACTATTATTTGTGACAGTAACTGTAAGTGGATAATTATCAAAATAAATACTCGCGGTACTTACATATATATCTTTCCATTTATTAGTAGCATTACCCAAACTATATGTGTTATTTTTAGCGGGTATTAAAGATTGACTTATGGTGGCTAAATAACTAGCAGTAACTGCTTTTCTTGAATAACTAGCAGTAATTGGATAAGTACTACCAGTTCGTAATGAAGCACCGCCGCCACCACTCGCATTCAACGCATAACTTGCGGTTAATGCTCTAACTGCATAACTGCTGGTACCACGAAATGAACCAGTAAAGCTACCACTTGAAATTAATGCTGGTAATACCTTTGTTAACGTCAACATATCATATAAATATCATAATTATACACATTCATCAAATTAAGATATTTATCTTCCAAATCTACTTTTAGTTGCGTTATAGTTTTGCAACACTTCACCTGCACTCAATACTCTGTTGTACAATTTATACAAACTTATTTTACCTTGCAGTAATCCACTATTAGTACTATTACATCCATTATCTCCATCTGCGCCGATAATATTACAATTAGCTGACAGACCGCCGGCAATTCCCAGATTTACAGTTGCAGTTGGAAGTTGAACCCCATTTAAATATGAAACATACGATGATGCCGTACTTTTATCTCCGCCATTATATACATAATTCAAAAATATCCATTTATTCACAAAATTAGCCTGGGTAACCGGAGTACCCCACTGAGTGTATCCTCTGAAAGTCATGTAGTTTAATAAAGTTCCAGATGGATTATACAACGCTGCAAAAACTTCACTGTCTTGTTTAACCCTAAAAGGCAACGTATATTCTCCAACACCCCAATTTTTAGTATTATATATACATAATTCCACAGAGAATGGAGACGTACCAGTTCCAACTATATTCTGACTACCAATAGATATATAATCATCTACTCCATCAAGTGCTATACCACCTTGATTACCCGCGCTAAATGTAGGACCATTGGTTAATGTGCCGTTATTACCATTACCGCTTAAATCGGTCCAAGTGGTACCTGTGCGAGGATAGCTAAATTTATTAGCCGCATCCAAACACAATACTAATCCACTTGTTACAATTTTTGGTCCTCTAGATATACCCATATACAGTATAATTATCTGCCAAATCTACTTTTTGTAGCATTATAGTTCTGCAATACTTCAGTAGCACTTAATGCTCTATTGTATATTTGAACATTGGATATATTACCACTTAAATAGCTAGCAAAAGCTCCTGATAAATTTCTATACACTCCTAATCTAACTGGAACAGTGCTGGTATATATAGTACCATAACTTCCTGCTAATGTTCCTGGTATTGAAATACCATTACTATACAAATTAATAGATGTTGATGTGTGTACTATATTTAAGCAATACCATATTCCTGTAGTACACACAGTATTTGTAGATGTATATTCACCAGTAATAGATGAACACTGTCCATCTGAATCAAATCCATAGTATATTCTACCATCACTTAATACAGCCCAAGAGTATGAAAATTGATTGCCACTACACCATTGTTTAGATATTAAATTAGGATCAGATGATAAACTATTAAATTTTACCCAAATACCTAATGTTAAATTAGTAGATATATTTAAAGAAGAATTATTTCCACAATCTATTTGATCATCAGCCCCATCATATAAAATACTACCCATATTACCAGCGCTAAATGTAGGACCATTGGTTAATGTGCCATTATTACTATTACCACTTAAATCGGTCCAAGTGGTACCTGTGCCAGGATAGCTAAATTTATTAGCCGCATCCAAACACAATACTAATCCATTTTCAACAATATCTGGTCCACTTTTTCCTGACATATATATTATAATTATCTACCAAATCTACTTTTAACCGCATTATAGTTTTGCAACACTTCACCTGCACTCAATACTCTGTTATAGAATTTATATGAACCTAAACTCATTGATGTGTATCCGCCATAACCAGGAGATGTACCGTATAAATTATATGTACCAATTGAATGACATGCTAATGTTCCACCATTATATGTTGTTCCGGTGAAACTACTATCAATTGCACCATTAATGTAGAATTTATAGTCATTATTTTGTGTTGTATTGGTTATATGATACCAAGTACCAACTGTTAATGTTGCCTGTGAAAATGAATTTATAATATATGCCGACGCATCATACCAAATATATTTCAATTTATTACTTGAATCAAACATAAGTCTAAGTTCGGGATTATCTCCACCTGAATTTGCGATAGTCCACCAATAACTACCATTACCCGTTGCATTAAATTTAATCCAAAAATCAATCGAAAATGTTGTCCCCCCAAATCCGGCAGTTGGTAAATTAATCCAATCATCAGTACCATCAAATACTATAACACCACCGTTACTAACACTAAATGTAGGACCATTGGTTAATGTGCCGTTATTACTATTACCACTTAAATCGGTCCAAGTAGTGCCAGTGCCAGGATAACTACGTTTATTAGCCGCATCCAAACACAGTACCAATCCATTTGACACAATTCTGGGTCCGTAATACATAAACTCAAGATTCTAATTTGGTATATTTATCTTTTACTGCAAGACACGCATCCAGATAAGTTTGTAATGCTTCTGTATCATTTTTAACAATAGCGTCCAAATAATTTGCCATTGGTGGATATGCATTTTTTCTTAGGTCAGATATGGTTCTTACAACCACTTCTTCATTTATTGTTAATCCCCATTGTTGACAATAAGTGAAATCGTATCCATTGTAACTAGCGAATGGTTCAAACGCTTCATAATTTGTTTTGGATAATACCAAGAAACTGGAACAATCAGTTGTTTGCGCAATAATCACAACATCAGTTACTTGTTTTCTTTCTTCTGGTTTACCGAATAACAATTCAAAATTTTGGGATGGTAATTTATAAAGTTTCATATTATTCTAGTAGTTTTGGTTCATTTATGTTGTTTAATTTTAACGCATCAACAATATCTTTTTGTTCTATCAATATTGTTTCTTTTGGTACTAATCCGATTAGTTTTAAAGATTCTAGTGTTTGTGGATTGCTCATTGCGTTTAGTAATTTGGCTGGGGATGGTCTACCATTGGCAATAATTTCGGCTTGTATTTCCCGTCCAATTGTTACGGTGAATTCGTTATTAGCATTTGCTTCAAACATTTGATCATCTGTATAACCAGGTATTCTGGTGGGTTCAACTATTGTATATAATTCAGCCATTAGATTTTCTAAAATCTTTATTTCTTGACGGTTTAATTCAAATGCGTGTTTTTGATCATCTAGATGTGATTCAAGTTCTAAAATTTCTGCTTCTAAGTTTAGAATTACGTGTGGTAATGCTGGTAATTCTTTTAAATGTTTTAGTTCTGCTAATTTAGCTTTATATTTTATATCAGCCACTTGTTCCAAAACAGCTGCTCTTTTTCTACCCACAAGAAAACCTTTTAATGTTTTTAACTTTTCCCACGGGGTACTGCCTATCACTTGATAACGATAATTAAATTCTGAATTCAAATTTGATGCCATATGTTTGTTTAATATATATTGTTTATGTCGTCGAATATCCAGCTGCTGCCAAACGCTCTCTAGCAGTACCTACACCTGTTGTATCTGTCGCAACTACACCTGTGTTACTTACCAAATTTGTCATAGATACAAATGTGACTGTAGATACTATTTTTCCATAACCAAATATAGCTTTATCACCGCCATATCCAGCTGCTGCTAATATATGTCTAGCGGTACCTACGCCGGTTGTATCTGTCGCAACCACACCTGTGTTACTTACCAAATTTGTCATAGATAAATCTACAGATGTAATCCCATAACCAAATATAGCTTTATCACCGCCATATCCAGCTGCTGCTAAAGCATGTCTAGCGGTACCTACACCGGTTGTATTTGTCGCAACCACACCTGTATTATTTACTAAATTTGTTACAGATTCTTGTCCTGTACTATAACCATATCCAAATATAGCCTTATCAGTTCCATATCCTGCGGCTGCTATATAATATCTAGCAGTACCTACGCCCGTTGTATCTGTAGCGACTACACCTGTGTTGCTTACTAAATTAGTCACAGATACAGTTGCACTACTATAACCATAACCAAATATAGCTTTATCACCACCATATCCAGCTGCAGCTGGTGCATATCTAGCGGTACCTACACCGGTTGTATCTGTCGCAACCACACCTGTGTTACTTACTAAATTTGTTAGCGCTGTTGATGCCCCTGAATCACCATAACCAAATATTGCTTTATCAGTTCCATATCCAGCAGCAGCTAAAGATTGTCTTGCAGTACCAACACCTGTTGTATCTGTCGCAACTACACCTGTGTTAGAAACTAAATTTGTCATAGATACATTTGCACCTGTTGTACCATAACCAAAAATAGCTTTTTGAGTACCACTTAAACCCGTTATATATGTTATAGCGTTTATTTTAAATGTAGAAGCGCCATCCGTATTCATCAAATATATTGGATATGTTCCTGCCGTTTTTGTTGCTACATTCACATTTAATTGATTTTCATTTACATAACTTACTATAGAACCCGTAGTTGCATCAATAAAAACAGATGCGCTAGATTTAAAATTACTACCAGATATAATTATATATTTATTACCTTTTACAAGATCTACCGCAGAAGCTGTGGTTGGTGTATAACCACTGTTTGTATAAATAATAGATTTAATTTTGGGAATATCTAATGAATTAACCGAATTTAATGCATTGGTAGCATAACTGCTAGTCACACTTACTTTAGTGTAATCCAATACATTCACATACACTCTATCCACACTGCCGCTCAATGATCCACTTGGAAACGGCGATGTAGTCTGCGTCATCTTTACCACTTTAAGCGAACTGTCACTCAATTTTTGTACGCCGTAATCCACATTACTATCATTCAGCCCACCAATCGAACCTACATACTTTGTAGCATATTGCGTTACACTAGCATTATTTGGAAATGCTGATGTTTGTGGGGTAAAATTACTCGTATACCTAGCTACACCTTTTGTAATTCTTACTTCATCTATATAACCAGCAAAATATCTACCATAATTTTGGTCCGATCCTATTCTAGGTCCTGAGCTAATATTACTGATACCGCCGCTAAAAGTGCCAGTTGCACGAGATATTCCATCAACATAGCACGCCCACGCACTACCAATTCTTACTATAGCAATATGATGCCATACATCGTCTCTAATACTTATACCTGTTGTTAATAACAGAGGGCTGCTATCGGAAAAGTCACCCAAATATAATGCAATATCACCTGCAGTACTTGATGCCTGATTTATCATCAACGACCACATACCACTGCTAAATAAAGAAGGCGACCTAGAATAAAGAGTAGTGTATTGAACACTACTTGTAGTTTTTATCCACATCTCCCAAGTCAAATCACTAGTACCTGGTTCTAAGGCTTCATTATCTGGTATAGAAACATAATCATTTGTTCCGTCAAATAATGCACTTGCCCCACCAAATTTACTTTGCGCAGTACTAATTGCAGCTCCATTTGTAGCAGTAACTGTTTTTGGTGACGGACTATTGTCGGTGAATGTGGTGCTTCCATTTGAACCATCACAATGCAATAATAAACTACAACTATTGTAATATTGATCGCCTGTTATTGTTTTAGCATCCCATTCTTCTTTGATATCTATGCCCCATTTGTTGCTGCTTAAATTTAAGCCGGTAATTACATTCTGGCTGCCTGAAGTTACATTGTATAATATGGTTTGTTTAGCAATACTGCCTGTTTGCACTAATCCGCCGCCACCACCTCCACTTGCATTCAAAGCGAATGAAGCGGTAACAGCGTAACTGGATGTACCTTGAAACAGTGATCCTGTTGAAATTAAACTGGGTGATACTTTTGTTTTTCCTAGTGTAGGCATATTCTATAAATAGTTAATGTCGTTTTATTACCACATTCA